CAATCTGCTCGGCATCACCCGATTCATAAGCAGACTTTAGTTTATCTTTGGCTACGCTTAGATCGTTATTAGCCGCCTTGGTCATTTCATTAACAAAGGCGCGTTCACCGACCCCCAAACGCTGTTTTAGACGGCGGTTTTCCTCCATCTGGGCTTGGGCAAAACGGTAGGTCTCTTCCCGCTCACGTGCGGCACGTTCTTTCTCGCGGCGCTCGTCATGCCACGCCTTCTTCATCTGAGAAAGGCGTTTCTTAACCTTCTCGGAATACTCCTCAAGGTCGTCGTTTTCGAGTTCGCTTACGACCTCTTTAGGCAGCGGCTTTTTATTCCGATCCTCTGGCGGGGTGTCGTCTTCAATTTTGATTTCAATTTCGTTGTCAACTTCCTGTTTTGCCTCGGCTTTTTCTGCCTCAGCCTCGTCAGGAAATTTGTATTCTTCGCGTTCAACAGCCATGGTTTACTCCTATGCGCGACGGATTCCACGGGGGTCTTCGACCACCGCTTCCACCGTGTCGTCGTTGATGATGCGGAACTCCCGACCGTGGATGACCACGCGGGTGCCGGAATACGGACGCGTCAGAACAAAGTCACCTTCCTTGCACCATGCTCCGGTGGGGAAGCGTTCTTTGTCTGCATAGCAGAGATCGCCCATCTTGATAACGAAGAGAACGACCGTAGTCTGCTCTTCAATCCGTTTGGTGTCGTCTGACTTGATGATGCCGCCCTCAAACTCTTCTTCTACGTGCGGAACGGCACACAGCATCCGATAGCCTTTCGGCTCAGGCAGTAGTTTGGCCTTCGCAGCCTCTTCCTGTGTCTTCTCTACGTTGATGCTACTCACTCTTCCTCCAGTCGCTTTGCAAGGTCTTTGATGTGGTTACGTGCGAGGTCGAGACCCTGTAACGCCCCGCATAACCTTTTGTATTCGCCCTCATCCAATTTGCCTTGGATAAGAGTCTCTACAATCAGTGCGCGCTCATCTTGGAGTTTGATGTCCAAGTACTCCAGCGCGTTTGAATACGCCATTTATTACTCCTTTGCGCCCTTCGGCGGTTTTTGCGCCGCACGCATCGCGGCTTCTCTGCTTTTGGCGATGTCGATGCCCATACGCACACCCGCCTCTTGCTGCTTGGCAGAGAGCGAAGTCTTGTGCTTTTGAACGTCTACACCGAGTCGTGCAGCATCGAGTTGCGTCCTGTTGGCCATCTCTTGTTTACGAAGGTCAAGTTCATCGGCCTTCGATGCGGCCAGAATCTGCATCTCTTGCTGTTTGCGTTGCAGTTCTGCTTGCTTGAGTTGTGCCTCAAGTTGCAGTTCCGTCTGTTTGTTCTGCGCTTCAAGTTGAATCTGCTGGGCCTTGAGTTGCAGTTCCTGCTGGCGAAGTTGCAACTCCATCTGCTGCATCTGAATGATGGGGTCTTGCGCCTGCTGCTGGGCCTGCTGCATCTGGGCTTCAGTTTGATTCTTGCCAAGAAGTTTGGCTGCGGCCTGTGCGGCAAGACGCGAGATTTCAATCTCGACCGCTTCAGGCAACGGCTTCTCGTCATCCTCCTCTTTTTCCGGAGGCGGCGGGAGCGATGCACCGAGTTGATTCTCAATCTCTCGGCGGTACTGGAACGCCACATGCTCCATCACGTGAGCCATCGCCGCGCCCATGATCTCCTGCGCCTTCGGGTTCTGCCCGATCATCTGACGCAGTTTCGGGTCTTGGATCGCAGACATGTGGACTTGTAAGTGCGCCTCGTGATCTTGATACAGGAAGGCTTTGACGGGTTTGCCGTTCAGCACATCCATGTTCTCGGTCACAGGGTCTTTGGGCTTCATGTCCTCTGGATCAGGGATAATCTTCTCGGCGTTCTTGACCCCAAGAGTCTCAATCATTTGCCGATGCAGATAGGGCATGTTGTAGATGTTGGGCGAGGACTGCGACAGTTGCAGCACTGCTTGGTACTGCACGATCTTCTGCGACATCGTGGCCGCATTGGGGTCACTGACCGGGATGACATCTACATCGTCATAGTCGGCTTTTTTCGCCTTGCGAGTGCCTACTTCAGGCTCGTACGAATACTCATCCGGAGTGTTGTCACGGATGATCGCAGCCAGCAGTTTGAACTCCTGCTTCATCGCGTAGTACACGCGAGCCTGCACGGCGGTCATCACTTTGAGAACACGCTCCAGCACTGCGAGAGTCGTGCCCACCGGAGCCTGCGAAGACATGTCACTGATCTTGAGGTCCGACACCGCAGCGAAGCGGCGTCCTTCTTCAATGATCTTGTCCATCAGCATGGACAGCGTTTGACTTGGCTCCTTGTATGGCAGCGGGAGAATGTTATCCCGCACTGCACCCGAGGGTACGTCTACGTCTCGCCATTCGCCCGGAGCAATGGGAGTATCGTCTCCCTTAATCCGGAGTCCTCTAGATTTGAGACCTCCAGGCAGGTTAGACAGGGTTCCTGCGTCAACGAGTTGACGAAGTAGGGAGGTGGCAGCCTTACTGTGTCCCCCGATGAGGTGAATGAGACCGAAGTAGTAAAATCCAAAGCCCGGTATGTATCCGTAGTGGACGAAGTGCTGCCTCTTCGCTTTGAGCCGGTCGTCTTCTCGCCAGTTTCTTCGGATGGCAAGGACAGTTCCAGTTCCTTTCTCAATGGTGACGACGTATGGGAGTGCAATTCCTGTTTCGTTGTTGTCTTTATCGACATCTGGATACCCCGGCAAATCGATGTTTACGTGCATCTCTAGCAACTGGAACCGGTCGTCCATCGTCGCTGAGAAGCCTTGATCCTCCGCTTTTTGTTTCTCCACCTCGTCCATCGTGCGAATCGGATCGCCTAGGTCGATGTCGCGGTAGAAGCCTGCGTACTGCAACTTGATGAGTTCGTTCTTCGTCTTACGCATCCGGTGCGTAACACGCTCCGCCGTCTCTAGGTTCGCCGCGCCATACGGCACGATGATGTCTTCGGCTGGGATATAGATCGCCGTCTGCCGATCCAACGACGGATCGAAGTAGACCTTCTTGAACGCATTACCTGCCAGAGCCAGACTCAGCAACATGCGTTCATGTTCTGGGCGGTACTCCTTCATGATCTCGGTCAACTGATAGTTCATGTCATCTGCGACACGAATAGCCGAGTCACGCTTCTCTTGAGTCTCCTTGCCAATAATCTTGGTCTTGACCGGCCCCATCGCGGGGAAGGTCTCCATGATCGTCTCGGACTGGAACTTGACCGCTGACTCCATCAAGAGCGGGTGGAACACGCCGCACGCACCCGGCCACGGCTCGGTACGCTCTTCGTACCGAATGCCCAGAATCTTCAAACCCTTAACGTAAGTGTCGAGCCAGTCTTTGCGGCTCGCCAAGTCTTGTTCGTATTGGCCAATCAAATCACCGGCCAAAGTCTGCAACTCACCCTCGCTCATGTAGTCTGCGAGGTTGGCATCGAAGTCCTCAGCGCGTGGCTCGGACTTGGCTAGTTGAACCACTAGCCCGTCAATTTCGACGGATACACTCTCCGGGTCTTCAATCTCAATCGTTACCGGCTCTTGGGGAGCAAGGGCTTCAAGACCCACGGGAGCCTGCATCAGACTTTTATCGACGGCCATTTAGATTCTCCTAGTAGTACGACCCGCGTCGGCTCTTGAACCACCGTGTCGGTTCAGGCTCATCGGATGGCAGTCGTATAAAGCCACCCTGCCTAAACCTCATTAACGCCAACGTCGTGGCGTCCACCAAGTCATCATTACGGCCAGACGGAAAGTCGTTGCATTCCTCAATAACCTCATGCGCCCAACGCCGGTCGGGTGCCCAGACTATACCTGAAGAAAAGAGGTCAGATACGGCGTTTACACGGCTGATCTTGTCCTGTCCCTTACCCGGCGTGAACTCAGATATGGGCACGCCCATCCGGCGAAACTCTTGATACAGCGCAGCCCCGTTTGACTTCTTTTCAACGATAAAGATGTCAGGGTTCCAGTCCTTATATTCCTCAAGGACGAGGTTCTTGAGTTCGGGGAACTCAAGGCGCTGTTTGATGCAGTTCAAGAGGATGATGTTGTAGTTCTTGGTCTCCTCGTTGAAGAAGACCCCCCACGTGAGCAGGGCGTTGTAGTCAGCCCGGTTGTTCTTCTCTTGGGCAGCGTCAAGCGACATAATAATGTGCTCGCAAGGCGGGGGATTCTCCGCCTCCCACATACGCCACCACTCCCGTTTGAGCAGCGCCCCCTCCTCGGAGGTCGGCTCCTGCATGTACTGGGCTTGCCAGTACCGAACGTCCATACTGGCCTTTTTGGCCAGCAACTCCTCAATGCTCCAGAACTCGGGCCAGAGGGGTTTATCGTTCAATATGGCTGGAAACTCGACCACCTCCCACTCATCGGAGGCTTCTTCCTTGGTCATGTGGTCCACGATCTTCCCCGTTAAGTCCATCTTGGACCAACGGGTCATCACGACGATGATCGCGCCACCCGGCATCAATCGCTGGACTGGGCCTGACTGGAACCACTCCCATGCTGGCTCGAAAACGTCGGCTCGGCCTTGCTTGGCTTCCTGCTCAGAATGAGGGTCATCAATAATGAATAGATCAGCGCCGCGACCGGCCAGAGCACCACCAACACCAATAGCAAAATACTCGCCATTAAAGTTAGTACCCCAACGAGAAGCACTTTTAGAATCTGCTTGAAGTTCAACGTTCGGGAAAATGTCTCGATAAAGGTCCGACCCAACAAGATTACGCACCCTCCGACCAAAGTTCACCGCCAAATCGGCAGTGTGAGACGCCATAATGACCTTTTTCTGTGGATATTTCCCTAAAAACCACGCCGGAGCGAGGTAAGAAATCATCTCAGACTTGCCATGACGCGGGGCAATGTTGACGATGACTCGTTTTTTCTTGCCTTCTGCAATTTCCTCGAAAATTTTAGCCAATTTTCGATGGTGTGGGCCGACTTTGTAGCCCGGATACACGTGATTAATGAAGTCTAGGAAAGAATCTTTGCCTAAACGCTGCGTGACCTGTGCCTGATACTGCTTTAAGAGTTCCGCAACCCGTCGTTTTTCCTTTTCTGGCAGCGTAGGCAATGCCGTACGCAGTTTTTGCAGGTTTTGCGGGCTAAGTTGTAGCATTTTCGTCGCTGATTACGCGGTATTCGATGCCTTCCAGCACCTGCAACAACTCTTTTTCCACTTCTTCGATAGGCTTAACGATGTGCGTAATCTCGCTACGTCGCTTAAAGGCGTCAATACCGTCCACTTCGCCTAGTGTTTTCAGGGCTTGGAGACGCAGTTTGCTATCGCCCGTCGTCTCAATCTCTTTAACAAGGTTTGTGATGACGTAGTTTTTGAGTGTAGCCAAGTCTTCAACAAGGGCGTGGTTGGTTTTGGCAACCAAACCAGCCAAGAAGGCTATGGTTTCGTTAGGGTATTTAGCAAAGTCATGTCTGATCTTAGGATCATGCACCATCTGGTGCGCCAACTCTGACGCAACCAACTGCTGATCTTTGTCAGGTTCAATGGCTATGCCAGTCAAGTCGGAAAAGAATTTGATAGTTCTGGCACGCATTTCAATTTCTTCAGTCGATGTCAAGTCCGGCAATGCCTCTAACGCATTGCTTGGCAGAGGTATGTCCTCTTCTATGTCAGGTACAAATGCGTCCATGTCCATATAACTATATATAAAAACAGCATGGTACCAAATTAACAAGGGGGTGGGTTTTTATACAGTAGGGGTGGGGGGTCGAAAAATGTGAAGTCGTTTGTGTGGATCACGGGGTATAGGGGGATCGGGCGGAGTCCCAAACCAGCGCGGGGGGCGCCGGTACGGTGGGGTCTCCCATAGGTCAAAATTGATTAGACCATTGATTTACCCTATACGGAAGTCGTGGCCAATCCGGTCACGGTGAATAGGAAACATCACATGTCATATCAAATCGACTACAGCAAATTTGACCATGACCCAAAGCGCAAGCAGCGCGAAGCACTTAAAGATTGTCGGCAATACCTTGGCCGCTCTCGATTCAACCGACTGAGCAAGACCATTCAAGAGTACTTGGACAATGGCTACGACATCGACTGGACAGCACGTAGCCTCTGCATGATCGGCGTCCAAGGTTATCCGGCTTGGGCTTGGGTCAGACATGTCGCTGCGAAGCGCGTACCCGTTCAATTGAAACTCGACATCTAAAGGAGCCACGAATGATCAAGACTAAAAAACTACAGGCTGGTTCATATGAACTAACAATTGGGTCGGTTGTATGGGTTGTAAATTGCCACGCTCGGGGTTGGTGGGTTGGGCACTGCGGTAATCGAGTGCTTGATCCGATGCCTACTTTGCGTGATGTGAAGCAATATCTTGTCCAAGAACACTAACAGGAAACACGACAATGGAACAATACGAAGCACTGACCAATGTGATCCGCGCACTCAGCAAGAAGTGCGAACAATTCGAGCATCACAAAGACAACGCCGAAACGTACTATCGCTGGTACAAAGAACAGAAAGAAGAAAACAAGAAACTGCTAGAACAGGTTGAAGACTTGGAGCGGCAACTCGCAGAGCGGAGTTGACCAAATGGGGAGAGGCTTCGGCCTCTCCCCTCTTTTTTGGCCCTGCGTTTTGATGCCAGTTATGTGTGGTCGTGGGCGTCTGGGCGAGCGCGACTGGCGCGAGCGAACCGGGCCGGGCCTAACAGGCTTTCCACCCATAGGTGGAATTTGATTTAAGCATTGCGTTACCCTATAAGTAACTCACGGGCCGCATAGTGCGACTCGCATACACAAGGAGACAATCATGTCTAACATCAAGTTGATTCAGACTGCGGAAAAGGCTTACGACTCGGCCGATAAACTGGTCGATTCGGTTATGGAAATCGTGGGTATCGTGCCCACCTTTCCCGAGGCCGTGACTGAGCAGGAAGAGGCCGATATCCGCACGGGCCTCATGAACCGGGCCGTCGCTAAATTCCCGGTTCGGTTTTTCCTGCGAGAAGGTGACAACTACACAATGATCTTGCCTGTCGAGGGCAAGAAGGTCGACGCTAAAAAGGTGGTCACGTTCGAGGCCGAGAAAGTTATGGCCATCACGCCACACGAACTCGGCCAGATGAAGCAGCAGGAACCGGGCCGTCACAAGGTGGTCGCTGCAATCCGTAAGGCTGTGCAAACCAATGCGTCGAACCGATACACCTATATCGAGACGATTGCCCGACGCGAGAAGGGCATCGCCGGTAAGGCTCGGACTCCGACCGAGATCATCACATGGACTCGGAAGCAGTTGGCTGGCATAGACAAACGTCACACCAATGCCCGCAAGAAAGGTGATCCGGCTGCTCTGCCCGAGGAGATTGTTCGCTCGGCCGAGGCTGCTTACCTTGCCAAGGTCGATGCCTACTTGAAGACGAAGTAACCTAGCGTTACCTCACTGGCCCCGCTCGGCTCTGCCGGGCGGGGCTTTTTTTCGTCTACGCAAAGCGTAGCCGAGGCATCTTCGATGCCAGTTCCTTGTTTGTGTGAGCGTGCTGCGCGTGCGTGACCGAGCAAAATCCAACTTGAGGAATTACGGCATAATTTTATTTTGACTTTCCACCCATGGGTGGAAAGTCCTGACAAGGTTGTCACATGATTAATTACGTAATTAATCATCTTTTTGGGCGTTTTGTTCCGGTTTTTGTTGCGTTGTTCCGGTTTTGTTCCAATTTCAAAAATCGACTGGAACACGCAAGTGCTTGATTATATTAAGAAAAAACGGGTTTGTTCCGTTGTTCCAGTATTTTCGGGACAGGGCGGGGGGAAGCAAAGAAAATTCGGCGCGAAAGAGTTGGCAGCGCGGTGTGTCAACAAATCAAATTTTCCAACCCATCCTCACAAAATCTCTGGAACAACGGCACAAACACCCCTATTTTCACTTCTTCTTACTAATATATATAAACTTTATTTCTATCTATCTAATAAATTCAATCACTTACCTAACTCCACTCCCCCCACTCGCCACGCCAACCCCGCACCATTAGTAAACTTAAAACTGGAACAAGCCCGGAACAACTGGAACAAACCAACTGAACTTTCGTTCTCATACCCCTTGACTCATACGTACACTTTTGCTATACTATTCCCATACTGGGAGATCAAATCCATGACGCAACAAACAACACTTTCCACCCATGGGTGGAAAACGAAACGTGACTTGTGTGTGAGGTGTGACGAAGCGGTGGATGCTAGGCGATGGGCGCTTGGCATCCACCTGTGTATGCAGTGCGGTGAGGAACAAGCAAAGCGCCGCGTACGCTGCGTCGTTCCGCTACACAAATCAAACTACATCTTGGTCACGGACTTGGAAGACTTGAAGGGCATCAACAACAAAGGAGGATTAGTGCGATGAGCAAGAAAGATTACGAAGTGATTGCGCGGGGGTTGTATGTGTCGAAGCCCTTGCACTTTCAAGAGGCGTGGACGGAAGAGCAGAAACATCGCATGGATCAGCACAGAACGACGGCCTTACACGTTGCCATCGCCCTAGAACGTACTAATCCACGGTTCGACAGAGAGAAGTTTATGAAGGCGTGTGGTGTTGTCGAAACAATTTAACTTTCCACCCGTGGGTGGAATCACGAGGAGGTGTGAGATGAGCAAATATCTAATCAGATATCGAGACGAAGTGACCATGCATCCTAACCCGCCGTTGGAGTTTCGATGCGAGGCAGAGATGTATGACGATGCCGTGGAACAGTTTTACGAGGTGCATCCCACCCATCACAACATTTTAGATGTCTCAAAAGAGGAGGTGAGCAATGAGCCGACCAAATGAAATCCCTGCCGACTGGTGGGTCGCACAGGACTCCGATGCTGCATGGCAACGGCAGATGGAGCAGATGCGGTACGAAGCGCAGGAGGACGCAATGCGTCAGTTTGCGCGTGAACTCAACGAGCGGTGGGAGCAGATGGAACTGCCACTCGACGAGCCACCCCAACCCCGCCCGGTGAATCCGTTTTGAGCAGATAACTAGCAACATGTCCAATTTCATTTTAACGAGGTGTAATCATGTCAAATACCAATAGAGTTTTATCCGTCGAATCGTTCCAAGACTACTGTGCTGCAATGTCTGGCACATCTTTCCAAGGTCAGATCAATATCCGATACGGCGACCTTGTGCGCTTGTTTGGCAAGCCGCTGCCGGGTGATGACTACAAGACCCAAGCCGAATGGCTACTGCGCTTCCACGACTACGACGATGGTCGATACATCGACGTAACCATTTATGACTGGAAAGTGGGCGTGGCGTATTGCGGTGAGGAACATGGCATCCCGGCCACTGCCGTGACCACGTGGCACGTGGGTGGACGGAGCAAAGATGCGCTCTACGTACTGCAAGACTGGCTCGCCATGACTAACTTTCATTCTTTAGTTGCTTGACTTATACGTAAACCTTTAGTATACTATAGATACTGAGAGTTTGAGATTTTGAAGTGTCCATCAACACTTTCCACCCATGGGTGGAAACACAACGAGGAGTAACACAATGTCCATTCAACTATCGAAGCCCAAGAGTCTGATCGACCTGTCCACCTGCGCGGTGTTGGTCAACGTGCGAACGTCCGTGTGGACTGGCGTACAGACCGACGACGAGGTGAGCAACGAGATCACCACAATGAAGAATGCCGATTCCGAATCGGGGAAGTTTGCCAAGCGTTTGCTTGCCGGTGATCGGGAACACAAGAAACTCGTCAATCACCGTCAGACCGTACGCAACTGGGTCAAGCGCAGAACATTCCCATGGGCAGGGCAGTGGAACATCTTGCCAACGGTAACCCTGCCGCAGTTCATGGAGGAATACAAAGCACTGGACAAAGAGCGCGAGGAGTTGCTTGAAGCGTTCTTACAGTCATACCCCAACAAGGTCAGCGACATGGCGTTCAAACTCAACGGGATGTTTCGCCGTGAGGACTACCCCACTGCCGATGAACTGCGCGACAAGTTCACCATGACTTTGTATACGGCAGAGGTGCCGCAGGGTGACTTCCGTGTGCAGATTGCCCACGACCTTGCCGATGACTTGACCAATCACTTCAACAAGCAAGCCCAATCCACCATCGACAACATGCTCAACCAACAAATCAACCAATTGGTCGAGGTCATGCGGTCGATATCTCACACGTGCGGCGAGAACGTGGTCGAGCGTGAAGACGGTTCGCTCAAGGTGAGTCGCGGTCGCTTGCATACTGAAACACTCAAGAAAGCACTGCAATACTGCGACACGTTTAAGCAATTCAATCCTGCCGGGGACTCTCGACTGGATGCGATACGCAATGATCTGGAGCGTGTCTTAATCAATGTAGACATGGACGAGTTGAAGAAGAACGACTCGACCCGTGCCTATGTGAAAGCGGAGGTCGATGACATCCTGTCGAAGTTTGGGTTCGGTCAATAACACTTTCCACCCGTGGGTGGAACCACTAACACGAGGAACTACACATGTCTAAATCAGCGACGATCAATATCACGCCATCCGTTGACATCAACGAGGCAGCCCGGCTCATTGAGTTGACTGGTGAGACGGTGACATACGTCATCCAGTCAAGCCCCGGACAGGGCAAGACTTCCATCTTGAAGTTACTTGCCGAGCGCAACGGCGACAAGTGGCGTAAGCCGGGGGAGTACTTCCCCGATGACAAGTACGAGTACGTCTACATCGACGGCGGTACGCTGCGCGAGAACGATCTCACAATGTATATGCCAGACCGTGAGACGAAGACGATGGAGCAGTATCCGACTGCGCTCATCAACTTCAAAGACCCGCGACCCAAGGTCATCATGATTGACGAGATGCTCAAACTGCCCAAGTTGTTGAAGCCGTTGGTCACTCGACTGATTCTTGAGCGGTACTTGGGTGACAAGCCGCTGCCCAAGGGGAGCAGGGTGTGCGGTACGTCTAACTATGTCAGCGATGGAGTGAACGACACCATCGAGGCACACGTTGGCAATCGACTGGGCTTGCTCAACATGCGTGGTCCCACGGTGAAGCAGTGGGTGGCGTGGGCGACGGACAACGGGATTAGTGCCTTGACCCGTGCGTGGTGTTCGCTCAATGCGTCAGCGTTTGCGTCATACAAGACAGAGGACGTATCGGGTAACCCGTACGTGTTCAACCCACGCTCGACCAATGTGTCGTTTGTCTCGCCCCGCTCGTTGGAGAAGAACGATGCCGTGGTCAAGACATGGCAGGTGCTTGGACTTGACGTAGCCAAAGCAGCGATGTGTGGCATCGTCGGTCAAGCCGCAGCAGAGTCGTTCTCTGCGTTCCTCAACATGGAGAGTGATCTGGTTAAGCCATCCGACATATTCAAAGACCCTGAAGCCGTTCGCATACCGGAGAAACCTGCCGCGCTCTTTATGACGATGTTCAATCTGGTCGATGCCATCACGACCAACGACGAGATGACGAGTGCGATGCAGTTCGTTCAACGTGCGACAACGAAGGAGTTGCAGTCGATCTTTGTGTCGATGATCTACGCTCCGCGCTTGCACAAGTTGGGCAAGAACAATGCAGTGGTCAATGCGTTCGTCAAGGCGAATCCGGAGTTATTGGTCTGATCACGAGGTGCAATCATGCAAGAAGCCATTAAGAAACTAGAAAAGGCGACGGTCGATCTCATCCGTCATCCAGAGACATCTGCGTATGCCGGTGTGTTGGTGATGGGCAAGACGACCGTGGTCGATAACGTACCGACTGCGTGTACCGATGGTGTCAACGAGCGATATGGCGAAGCGTTCCTCAACTCGCTCATGCTGCCGGAGGTGCGCGGTCTCAAGTTGCACGAGGGCTTGCACAAAGTCTTCAAGCACACTGTGCGGGGTCTGCCGTATTGGAAGAAGAACCCGAAACTCGCCAACATCGCGGCAGATTACGTAGTCAATGATGTGATCATGAACATCAAGGACAAGGAGTTCATCAAGTTACCGAAAGGCGGCTTGTATGACCCCAAGTTCCACAACTGGTCATTCCCCGAAATCTACCGTGCCTTGGAGCAGGAAGAACAAGGCGGTGGTGGCGGGGGAGGTGGCGGTGGTGGCACGGGACGAGGTGAGCCGCTCGATGAACATGACATGAGCAATGCTGAACAGATGTCGGCAGAGGAGATGAAAGAGTATGTCGAACAAGTCAATGAAGCCATTCACCAAGGCGGGTTGTTGGCATCGCGTTTCGGTCAGAAGTTACCCCGCTCGATCACCGAGACGTTGCAGCCCGAGATTGATTGGACGACCGCCCTGCATGAGTTTGTATCTAGCATTGCTCAAGGCAACGATGACCATACGTACCGCAAGTTCGACAAGCGGCTGATCATCGATGACATCATCAACCCCGGTGTCATCAGTGAGAAGGTGGGTGACATCGTGGTGGCGATTGATACGTCGGGCAGTATCGGTGGGACATTGCTCAACGAGTTCGCGGCTGAACTGCAAGCGATCTGTGAGCAGGTCTCGCCGGATGCACTGCGCGTGATGTGGTGGGATACGAAGGTGCGAAGCGAGCAGGTGTTCACTCCAGAGATGTTCAATGATATCTCCAAGTTGCTCAAGCCAGCGGGCGGTGGCGGCACTGAAGTCTCATCTGTGAGCCGTTACATGATCGAGCGTAACTACAAAGCCGACTGCATGATCGTGTTCACAGACGGTCATGTCGAGGACGATGTGAAGTGGGATGTCATGTGCCCGACCTTGTGGCTCGTGACAAGTAATCGTGGGTTCACGCCGCCCCGTGGCGGCAAGATGGTCAAAGTAGAGGAGGTGTGAGGTGGCAGAGGTGGACGAAAAAATCCGTGCAGAGGTGGAAGAATTACTTGAACGACTTACTGCCAGTGAGAAAAGCGATCTGTTGGAGTCTTTGCGTGAGCGTTGGAAAAACGAGCGTAAAGAACTGAAATCCATTTACCAAGAGGTGTGACATGTCTAAACGATTCAGCAAGTCTTCCGTGTTATCCGCAACTGATCTGTTTGCTCCGTGGGTGCCGGTCACGGCACAGACCGCGCTCAAGCAGTCTCCGTTGTATCTGCCGTTCTTGAAGATTTACTCCAAGACCAGACTGCAATGCGTAGAGGTGAGCGTCAATACAGATAACAGCCACATGCATACCGTGCATGTGGGTACGCCGAGCAATCTACGTGTGGCGTACTTGGGCATGATGGGAACGAAGTTCCGGGCTTGTGTGTATGACTCACCGGACTCCTCGTCGCGTAACACTACGCACGTGGGTACGTCTGACAAGTGTATGTATCTGGTCAATCGTTTGCTTACCCCGGCGACTAGCCCCGGCGCGACGTTCGACAATGCACTAGGCAGGGCGTTGAACTTCCACAATCAGTTGGCCAGTGACATGGGCAACCTTGTGACCAACACGCTCAAGGACGATGCCCCGGTGAGGTATACCCCGACGAGCGACATCAACGGAGAGTCTATTGGTTGGCTGATCAAGCGTTACTTCAACGATGTGGCCGAGGCAGATATCCCCTCTGGCGTACGCACTGCTATTGACAAGGCGTACAAGTCGCTGCGCTCTACGGCATCGAATATGACGCTCAACAAGACCCGACTTGCAGAGTTCTTTGATCGAGAGAAGTGGATGTTTGGCTACCGACATGACGTTGGCTACTTTGTTGGAGCCGCGCACTTTAAGCAGACCTGTGAGAACTACAACGATTGGGAGTTCCGATTCCCTGTCGATGTAAGCGTTCAAAACTGCACTGTGACTGCGCCTATCCAACACTACAAGACGTTCCAGAGCATCCCCGATGATATGCGTAGGGAATTACTTGCGTCTGTGGCGATGACGAAGATGTATCTGGAAGGTGGTACAGAGCAGGTGGAGTACGCTGACCCCGAACGATTGATACCGCAGAAGACGGGTGCGTTGCTTGACGCTAATGCGTGTGTGGATCGCATCTTTGGTGGCGGTGGTATGTGGATGTTGGTAGATAGGATATGACTCCAGAAGCAAAAGTTAAAAAGCGTGTTAAGCAAATCTTAACGGATGTGGGCGCTTATTACGCCATGCCGATAGGAACTGGTTTCGGGAACGCCGGGGTTCCCGATTTTTTAGTGTGTTTACACGGCAAATTTTTTGGCATAGAGTGTAAGGCGAACGGTGGCAAACCCACCGCGCTTCAGTTGAAGCATCTCGACGATATCCGCAAAGCGGGTGGAGTCGCATTGTTGGTCGATGAAACAAACGTAGAGAACCTACGCAAGGAGTTAAGTCATGAGTAAGAGTGATCGTATTCGTCAGTTATTGGCGAAGGGAGTTGAAGTCAAAGAAATCGCAAAGCGATTAAAGGTATCAACGAATCTTGTGCATCAAGTAAAGTGGCAAGCCAAAAACAAAAAGAAAAAAGCCGCGAAAGTAATGCCCGAACGCAGCACCAATCCCAAGGTGCAAAAGGCAGAGAAGAAATACATCAAGAAAGCAAGCCGACTTTACAAGTCTGCCATCGTGACGAAGAAAGAAGTCGATGCGTTGTTCAAGCCGATGAACGTGAACGATAGACTGATCAAAGAACTTGAAGCCGCTGAAAAGAAGAAACTTGATCTCGTCAACAGCCCCCCGCACTACAAAACGGGGAATGTCGAGACTATCGACTTCATCGAGGCGAAAGACTTCAACTATCGTTTGGGTAACGTGATCAAGTATGTCTCCCGTGCAGGACGCAAGGCAGACTCCGACCCGCTTGTCGATCTGAAGAAGGCGCGTTGGTATCTCGACCGCGAAATCTTTGCGCGGGAGGGAGCATGAAAACCAAAACCAAGACGAAGAAGCGTCGAGTAAAGAAGCAAAAGTTCTCGCCTGTCACCTCTTCAGAGGCGGTCATTGTTACGGCTTTTTACATGTGCATGGCGGTATTTAGTGACCGCTGCGCTGAACCAGCCACAAAACTTTTCTCTCAGTTATCCGACGCAGAGCAGGTCGCAGCGATGGCTATTGGTGACAAAATCATGGCGGTGTTGAATAAATGAACACTTTACAAATTGGACGAGCAAGGTTCAGTCGATTCTTTTGGGAAGTCGTCGATGACAAGGTTTCGGATTACCCGTACGAAGCGATAGAGAAGATTGTCAAGGATCAACAACATCTACGAGAAGAAGCCGATTACAACACCGGATCACTGCCCTACGACGATGCCGTTGATCTATACAAGTTAATACATTTCTTTCAGCCGCACACCATTGCCGAAGTGGGTACATTTATTGGTGTATCTACGAACGTGATGTCGAAGGCGTTGGAAGATTTTTCTTATCGTATATACACCTGTGATTCGGCAAACGACATTGAAGTTAATCCAACTAACAAACTTATTGAACGATACCCCCGTTGCACATCGACAGATATGTTCACAGACTTGGCAGAGAAAGGGGTCAAGATTGATTTGATCTATCTGGACGGTCGCTTGAGTCAGAGTGATGCCGAGCCGTTATCTAAAATTGTCCACGATAAAACGGTGATTATCCTCGATGACTTTGAGGGCATCGAGAAGGGCGTGACCAATGCGTTGATGCTTGAAGCCCCAAGCCGTGTGCTGATCTACCCACGCGAAGGTAGGAAGACGGCTGCATCAATACCCATCTCGCTAATCCAACTCGTTCCGCAGGAGGCCGCATGAACTGGCTCAAACGCTTTTTACGATGGCTTGACGAAGGTCGGCGCGAGTCATGGCGGCGTGTACCGCCTCCGGTGTGGGCAGCGAAGCGTGGGACAGGGAGAGAATACTGGTGAGCGAGGACAAGAAACAGCAGACCCTACCGGAGTTTGCACAGGCCATTTACAAGAAGGGCTTTGAGGAGGCCGAGAAAGGTAACTATGACGAGGCCATTGGCATCCTCAACAACATCAACGCCGCCCTACCTGTGATGACCGCTGCACAACTGCAAGCGGGGCGGTGCCACTGGGAGATGCATCGTTGGAGTCTGGCACGGCAGCACTTTGAAACGGCTGTACGGCTTGAACCCAACAATGACGATGCCGGGTGGACGGTAGGTCTGCTTGCCTTGCAGATGGGTGACTTCAAAGCCGGGTGGGAAGGCTACGAGCGACGGTGGGGCAGCAAGGCGTTCAAGTCTCCCAAACTCCACACCAAGCACCCGCAGTGGGAGCGAGGCAAAGGTCTGAAGCGTCCGGTTGTCTGGTGTGAGCAGGGCATTGGCGATCAGATTCTGTATGCATCGCTGCTTGAAGCACTGGCACGGGAGGTCGATGAGGTCACCGTGATGATTGATCTACGCATGGTCAATCTCTTTCAGCGTGGGTGCAGGGCGAAGAACGTCAAGTTCCTTTCGCATAACTCGCGGATCAAGATGTCCGAGCATGACTCACACTTGCCGATAGCCTCTCTGGCGCGACACTTTGTTAAGTCAATTCGTGACATTACTCCGCATGTTTCGTTTGGCTACGTGAAGGCTGACCCCGAGCGTGTGGCTCTGCTACGCAAAGAGTATGGCTTCCGCGAGGACGAGTTCGTGGTCGGGCTGTGTTGGACAAGCACTGCGCCTATCATTGGTACGCACAAGTCTGTCCCGCTGAAAGATTTTCTGCCGATCCTTGATATGCCGCACGTGAAGTTCATCAACTTGCAGTACGGCGAGGCACAGAAAGAAGGCGAGGGGTTCCACCCAAGTCTCACCACTACGCATGTCGATACCTTCCTCGACATGGAGAACGTGGCTGCGCTCATGGAGATATGCACCGTGATCATCTCGCCATCGTGCGCGACCGTGCATCTGGCCGGGGCGATGGGCAAAGATGTATTGCTCTTGGATGCGAACAAACTTTGGTATTGGAACAACCGTGTAGGCAATGAAAGCCTCTGGTACTCCGGTGTCAAAATTTTTCAACGCGAGAACATGAACGCTCCGTGGGACATGCAGTTGCGCCAAGTTAAGAACGAACTTGAGATTATCTTGGGGCAGCGTACGAGGAATAAGCAGACGTTTGTATTCTTCCACGTGGGGCAGGACATCTCGTACCCACAGAAGATGGTCAAGTCCATCCTGCGCTACAACCCCGACGCAGACATCATCATGTGTACCGACACGGATACACCGGATGTGATGGGCATCACTGATCGTTACGAGATGCACGTTGACCGCGCCGAACTCTTGTATGCCCGTAACACTGCGTATGCCAATCTGAAACTAGATTGTCCCGCGCTGTATCTCGACACCGACATGCTTATCCAGAGCGAGATCGATGTGGAGGACATACTGAACGGCACAGAGGTTGCGTTCTGCAAGCGTTCGTTCAACCGCGAGGACATGTTCAACATTGAGCAGCGCGGCATCAAGTTTCCCGAATACGAGGGCAAGTCCATCGGGGAGGTTTATCCCTACGTGGGCTGCATGATCGCTACACGGAACAACAAGGTGTGGGAAGAACTCCTCGCTATCTTTGACAGCCTAGACCCGAAGTTCAAGAAGTGGTACGGCGACCAAGAAGCCCTGCGTATCTACGCAGAGAAGTACGGGTGCGCGGAAGCACCGGAATCAATTTATGGTTGCTTACCGGAACACAGGTCAGACGAAGCGAAGATTCTTCACTTCAAAGGGCCGAGCCGAAAGAAACTATTTGAGGGCGTATGAACTACTACTGCAAGTATTGCGGAGATGTAGTCAAGCGTAACTCCAAGAAAGTATGGATGAATTCGTTCTGCACGACGGTGAGTCGTATGGTGCGGATTTATAGGAGAAAGACATGATTTGGATTGGCTACCGCGATTACGACAGCGCAAACAAAATGCTTCAACAGGCCGGAGAAGATTATGCCATCGTCAAGATCACGGCTGATTCATTTGACGGCGAAGTGTTGGGTTACGTTGTGATGCGAAAGGATGTAGACCCTGTTGGGAGTAAGACATGAAAATTTTTATTGGTTACGACAGCCGCGAAGACATCGCGTATCAAGTGTGCAAGCGTTCGCTTGAGAAGCACACTTCTGTCCCGCTTGAGATTCAGCCAATCAAGCAAAAGGAGATGCGCGAAAAGAACTTGTATTGGCGTGAGCATGACCCGTTGTCATCCACGGAGTTCTCCTTCACCCGGTTCCTCGTGCCGTACTTGGCCGGATACAAGGGGTGGGCAGTCTTCATGGACTGCGACTTCTTCTGGCGAGGTGATGTTGCAGGATTAATGGACTATGCCAACCCGTACTACGGCGCAATGGTGGTCAAGCATGACTACAAGCCGAAGGAAACGCACAAGATGGATGGCAAGGTGCAGCACCAGTATCCACGTAAGAATTGGAGCAGCCTAATCCTATTTAATTGTGAGCATTTGCATATCAAGGCGGTCACGCCAGAGTTGGTGAACCGCGAGAGCGGAATGTTCCTACATCAGTTGCGTTTCTTGTGGGACGCTTGCATTGGTGACCTACCCATTGCGTACAACTATTTGGAAGGGTGGCATACGAAGGATGACTGCCCGAACCCGGTCGCTGTTCACTTCACTCGCGGTGGGCCGTGGTTCAAAGACTGGACAGACGTTGAATATGGCAAAGAGTGGATGAACGTAGCCAAGGAGATCGTACATGAGTGAGATCAACAAAGAGATTCTTGAGGATGACGAAGCCTATTTGATCATCCCCGAAGAACACGTGAAGAAGATCGCCATGCCCGAAACGGTATGGGCCAAGATCGATGACGATGGCAAGTTGGAAGTGCTGCGGTGGGACATCATCGAGATGTACGCGACCGAGTTTGACTCGCTGATTCGCAATGGCAAGGAAAAGTCACAGACGCATGTCATTTGCAAACTGCTGACGTTGGTGCGCGATCAAGTTAAAAGAGATTTGATTCTCCCGAAGTGATGCCATGACACCGTTCGCTGCGCTTTTTAACAAGGACTACCAACTTCTATTCCATCACGTTGCTCATTGGGAGAAGTTCATTAGTCACATGAACGAGGTGACGAATACGCTACGAGCCAACGCAAACGATTCGGGCTGTACGCTGCACGATGATTTGTTGGTGTGGTTCCGTAACTTGTTCTTTCTGACGGAGCCGCGCTTTGAAGAAGCGATGGGTGACTTGAAGGACGATGCAGGACTCCGTGCGCGGATGTGGCGCATCTATAACTTGTGTTGGGCAGTGAACCAAGCCGCTACGGTGTTTGGCGATATCGTTGACATCGGGTGCTACGAAGCGAAGTCTACGATGGTGTTCTGCCGGTACAACCGCGAGGCGTTACTGGCCAAGCATTTGTATCTTTTTGACATGTTCGACAGTCCACCGGAGGAGTCACGCAAAGCAAACCACGGGCCGCAGTTGGCGAGTTACGTGAAGCAATACATGCGTGAGTTCCAACCGTTTGTCGTGCCGGGCGATGTGACACAGACCATACCGAAGCATCTGCCAGATCATATTGCCTTTGCTCACATTGACTTGAACAACGCAGACGCAGAGGAACATGTGTTCAGAGATGTTTATCCGCGATTGAGTTTGGGTGCTGTAGTTATCTTTGATGATTATGGATTTCGACGATATCGTGCATCGGCTGAACGACACATGGCGTTCTTGAAAGACAAGCCCGAGAAGATATTGGAGTTACCTACAGGCCAAGGCTTACTCATAAAGGTGTAGCATGAACAACGATAACGAGTCCCCACCGGGAGCATGGCAGCGAGAGTGGGATGCAACAGCGCATACGAGTGAAGAATACAGACGGGAAATACGAGAGATGCGCGACCGGATTGCGATGTATCTGAAAGAGATTGACGATCTGAGAGCCGAGATTCACTTGTTACGCACGACGATCTACAGATGGAGCGAGAAAGATGGAAGTTGAAGATGACATCCTAGACCTTATCCGATCACTACCAAACGAGGTCAATGATGCATCGACCACAACTGAATTCAAGTTCTTGACTGTGGGCGGCGTGTTGTGGGCTTGCCGTGACGAAATCATCAGACTGCGAGAAGAAAACGCGAAGTTAAAAAAGGGTGGTAAGCGTGTCGTTCGTAACACTTGACTTTGAGACTTTCTACAGTAGCGACTTCAGTCTGAAGAAACTTACGACTGAAGAATACATCAATGACCCGCGCTTTGAAGTCATTGGCGTGGCGATGAAGATTGATGACGACCAACCCATCTGGTTTAGCGGGACCAAAGACGAGATCAAGGCATGGCTCAATCAAGTTGATTGGGGAACCTCTGCGCTGCTCTGTCACAACGCGATGTTCGACGGAGCGATACTGTCTTGGTATTTCGGGATCACCCCTGCGAAGTATTTCGATACGCTTTGCATGGCCCGTGCGATACATGGCGTGGATGCAGGCGGTTCGCTTGCCGCGCTTGCCGAGCGGTACAGGTTGGGCGAGAAGGGCACGGAAGTGTCCAACGCACAGGGCAAACGACGTAGTGACTTCTCTCCCGAAGACTTGGCGCGTTATGGTGCTTACTGCATCAATGACGTAAACCTTACGTTCAAGTTGTTCAACGCCATGCTCGAAGACGGGTTCCCTACGTCCGAGTTGGATTTGATCGACATGACGCTGCGTATGTATACCAAGCCCGTGCTGCGAGTTGACGACGCTCTGTTGGTTGAGCGGCTTGAGGAGATCAAGACCGAGAAGGCTGAACTACTCAGCAGTTTGAAGGATGTATTAAAAGTTGATAGCGAGGAAGAGGTACGCAAGAAACTCGCCAGTAATCCACAGTTCGCTGCCGTCCTCAAAGAGTTTGGTGTCGAGCCGCCGAAGAAGATCAGCCCCACGACGGGCAAGGAAACTTTCGCTCTCGCCAAGAATGACGAGGGTTTTATCGCGTTATCGGAACACGAGAATCCGGTAGTTCAACAGTTATGTTCTGTTCGACTGGGTACGAAATCTACAATAGAGGAGTCACGCATTGAACGCTTTATCGGTATTGGTAGTAGGAATCGCGGTCGGTTACCTATTCCGCTCAAGTATTACGGCGCTCATACAGGCCGTTGGTCGGGCATGGATGCCGTCAACCTACAAAACCTTCCATCACGAGATAAGAAAAAGAAGGCACTCAAGAATTCGGTGGTCGCTGCGCCGGGTTATTCCGTTATCAACTGCGACTCGTCGCAAATAGAAGCCCGTGTGTTGGCTTGGCTTGCGGGACAGGGCGATGTCGTTCAAGCCTTTGCAGAGAAGCGCGACATTTACTGCGAAGACGCGACCAAAGTTTACGGCAGAAAGATTACCAAGGCCGATCCGGTCGAGAGATTCGTGGGCAAAACCATGCGACTCGGGTTGGGCTATGGCACGGGAGCGAAGAAACTTCAGCACACGTTGAAGACTCAGCCGCCCGGTGCTGACCTCTCGGAAGAGGAGTGCAAGAGACTCGTCAACACGTGGCGACAGGCCAACCACAAGATCGTCGATTTGTGGCGCGAGTGCGATCAAGCCCTGTCACATCTGGCTGCGTGGCCCGGTGGGTCGGGCTACATCCTCGGTGAACACAACGCTGTGTGGGTTACCGAACACGGTATTTGTTTACCGAATGGTCTGTACATCCGTTACCCCAAGTTAGCGATGGAGGATCAGCAATACTTTTACTACTCACGTAAAGGCAAGATGAGTATTTGGGGTGGGGCGATGGTTGAGAACATCGTTCAGGCGCTGGCTCGTATCATCGTGGGTGAACAAATGCTTCAGATAAGAGCGCGGTACAAGCCTGTGCTGACGGTGCATGACGCAGCGGTCTGCGTTGTCCCGACGAGTGAAGTTGAGGACGCATTGGTATACATTACTACTATTATGTCTACGCCCCCGGCATGGGCGGCGGGGCTTCCTGTGGCTTGCGAGGCCAAGTTCGGTCAATCCTACGGAGAGTGCTGATATGTCTATAACTACGGTGGGTGCATTACGGGATGGATGGCGGCATGTGATTGCCGGTGACGGCGGCGAGTGTCCTGTCTGTGATAGGTGGGGGAAGATTTACAAACGCTCGTTGAACAAGACGATGGCGAAGTCGCTGATCTGGCTCTGCCAAGAAGTCAAACGCACGGGCTATGACTGGATCGACGTACCGAACACCGGGCCGCGATTCGTGATTCGCAGTAACCAACTACCCATCCTAACAACGTGGGAACTCGTTGAACGCTGCCCCAAAGACCAAGACGAGGGCGGGGCCAAGCATAGCGGGTTGTGGCGACCCACGGACAAAGGGTGGAGTTTCTACTACAACAAGATCAGAGTTCCTAAACATGCGTTTGCTTACAACAATATAGTTTTGAAGTACGGCGACGAGATGGTTCACTTGTACGACTGCTTCAAGACTATGTTTGACTACAACGAAGTAATGGCGAGTCGATTTGATGAGTATTAAGTGGTCGTTCAGCGGTCTCAAGGACTTTCTCAACTGCCCCCGGCAGTACTACGAAGTCAAGGTCGCACAAAACTTTACGAAGCGCGTATCCGAGCAGATGACGTACGGCACTGCCGTACACAAGGCTTTGGAAGACTACGTGAGGGACGGAACCGCGTTACCTAAGAACTATGAGCAGTTCAAGAAATACGTGGACCCGCTACTGACAATCGCTGGCACTCGTTACGCCGAGTATCAGATGGCGCTTGATCAGAACAAGACACCTTGCTCGTTCGACGCGCCGAACTACTGGGTGCGCGGCATCGTAGACTTGATGATCGTGGACAACGACCGTGCCTTCATCGTGGACTACAAGACGGGCAGTGCGAGGAATCCCGACCCCAATCAGTTAAAGTTGATGGCGTTGATGGCCTACGCGCACTTCCCCGAACTGAACACGATCAAGGCTAGTTTAATGTTCGTAGCGCACAATGCTTTGGTATTTGAGGAATACAAACGCGAAGATCAACCGAAGTTGTGGAACGTGTTTGAGCCGAACCTGAACCGTTTGCAGATCGCGTATGAAAACAATATGTGGCCAGAGAACCCCGGCTTTCTGTGCCGGAAGTGGTGTCCTGTAACAACGTGCAAATTTAACGGAGAGCGATGATGCCTTACGTCAATAAAGCCAGACCGTACAAGAAAGAATACAAACAGCAAGTCGAGCGTGGTGAACACGGCGACCGCATGGAGCGGCAACGTGCCCGTCGTAGTTACGACAAGAAAGGGATTAGCCGAAAAGGTAAAGACGTTGCACACGTGAAAGCCCTGTCGAAGGGCGGCAGTAACCGCGACGGGACTAGGCTAGAGCCACCGTCGAAGAATCGGTCGTTCCGACGCAAGTCGAGCGGCGCGATGAAGTAATTCCACACAAGGCAAGAGTGTGTAGGGATAGGGAGAGGTTCCCCCACCCATACTCCTCTCTCGCGTTTTTAGACATGACGCGCAACCTTGCCATCTGAAGCCGTCCTCCTCGCACCTCGTGTTTCCGGCGGTGATTCAGACGACTGGCCCCCGTAAGGGGCTTTTTGTAACTAACAGGAAACAGACATGCAGATCATTCAAGATGCAGCCGTGAGGATCGTGCTGCCTAACGAAGCCGCTGACAAAGTGTTAGAGACGGTAGAGCGCAGCAAACTGATCAGCGAAGACGAATACACCAAGGAGATCGTGGTTTATTGGGACTACGATGAGATGGTCAAACTGGCGACACACTCCGACGTTACCGCTGTGACCCCACTGCAACTGCCCTCGCCCATGACGCGAGACTACAAGTGGCCCGGTATTTATCGTCCGTTCAGCCATCAGATTACGACCGCAGCGTTCTTGAGCCTACGCCCCCGTGCCTTCTGCTTCAACGAAGCCGGAACAGGCAAGACTTCAGCAGCGATATGGGCCGCTGACTATTTGATGAACATCGGGCAGATCAAGCGTGTTCTTGTTATCTGCCCCTTATCGATCATGTACTCGGCATGGCAAGCCGACATCTTCAAGACTGCGATGCATAGGACATGTGGCGTGGCGCACGGCGATGTGTCCAAGCGCAAGAAGGTCATCCAGTCCAACTACGATTTCGTCGTGATTAACTTTGATGGTGTGCATACCGTATTCGACACGCTAGAAAAGACTGAGTTTGACCTGATCATTGTTGACGAGGCTAGTGCATATAAATCCACACAGACTCGGCGGTGGCGTACGTTGGCCAAGTTGGTTACACCAAACACTAGACTATGGATGATGACGGGCACGCCCGCAGCGCAATCACCTGTCGATGCATTTGGTCTAGCCAAGTTGATCTCGCCGTGGCGCGTTCCGAAGTATAGTACTGCGTGGCGCGACCGAGTGATGACGCAAGTCAGTCGGTTCAAGTGGTTACCGAAATTCAACGCACGAGAAGAAGTCTACAAGGCGCTGCAACCTGCAATACGTTTTACCAAAAGCGAATGTCTCGACTTGCCAGACGTTGTTTATCAGACACGCGATGTGCCATTAACGACACAGGTCGAGCGATACTATAAAGACTTAAAACGTCAACTCTTAATTGAAGCAGCAGGCGAGCAAATCTCCGCCGTCAATGCTGCGGCTAGTCTAAACAAGTTATTACAGATATCGGGTGGTGCGGTCTACACGGATACACGCGAAGTGGTTGAGTTCGACATCTCGCCGCGACTCAACACGCTCAAAGAAGTGCTTGATGAAACGTATAACAAAGTAGTAGTATTCGTTCCGTACATCCACACCATCGACGTTGTTGAGCGGTTTTTACTTGGTGAAGGCTACACAGTTGAAGTCATTAAAGGCTCTGTGTCTCCTAAAGAACGCTCTGCAATTATCAATAGGTTTCAGAAGCAGAACGACCCAAAGATATTGATCATCCAACCGCAGTCTGCGTCACACGGCATCACGTTGACGGCTGCGGATACGGTGGTCTTCTGGTCGCCTGTCATGAGCGTGGAGACGTACTTGCAGTGTGTTGCACGTATTGATCGCGTCGGACAAGTCAACAAGATGACGGTGGTGCATCTTCAAGGCTCCGATGTCGAGAAAAAAATGTACAACATGTTGCAGGGCAAAGTGGATAGCCACCAAAAGTTGGTGGACTTGTATAAACAGGAACTAGAGGAATAAACATGTCAGTCAATACAGAGCAGATGGTGGATGCCTATCTCGCAATTCGTAACGAACGCGAAAGGCTACTGCGCGAATACGAAGCGCAAGACGCACGACTGAAAGAAGACATGGCGAAGATTGAAGCCGCGCTTCTGACCGTGTGCAACGATATCAATGCAGACAGCATCAAGACGACCAACGGCACAGTGATTCGCAAGTTGAACGAGCGGTTCTACTGCAACGATTGGGACAACTTCAGAAAGTACGTGCTTGAGAGGGAAGCCCTTGAACTTCTTGAGCGCCGTATCCACCAGAGCAACTTCAAGCAGCACATGTCAGAGAGTGAGGCTGATGGGTTGCCCCCCGGTGTTAGCGTGATGCGCGAGTTCGGCATCACAGTTCGCAAAGTCAGTTAAGTCAGTTTATTCAGTAGGAGTCAGTTATGAGTACAGACATCATTGCTAGTTTGAAGAACGACCTTGCCGTGATCGGTGGGTTGGACGAGGATACCAAGGCTATTGCTGGTGGTTCGCTTGGCGGTAACAAGCGCATCTCTATCAAGGGCGGTGTCTTCCGCAAGATGGCGGGTGGCAAGGAGATCGGTGCGATTGAAGATCGGCACATGAACATCATCTTTGTGAAGATGTCGCACAAGCCGAGCCGTACCTACTACAGCGGCACGTACCGAGAAGGCGAGAAGGTTGCCCCGGTTTGTTGGTCAAGCAACTCCGAGACTCCCGATGCTGAGGTCAAGAACCCTGTCGCAGCCCGTTGCGAATCTTGCCCCATGTCGGTCAAGGGATCGGGCCAAGGCGGTAGCGGCACAGCGTGTCGTCTGTCGTGGCGTACGGCAGTTGTTCTGCCGGGAGACCCCGGTGGTGATGTGATGCAGTTGGTTCTTCCTGCTACGTCGGTGTTCGGCAAGGAGGAGAACGGCAAGTGGCCTTTCCGTGACTACGTGAAGATGCTTGCTAACCACAACATCGCTGCCGGTCGCGTGGTGACCAAGATGCAGTTCGACACCAAGTCGCCTGTGCCTCGTGTATTGTTCTCGCCTGTGTCGGGTATCAACCCGAACGACCTTGATACGCTGACCAACCAAAGCAAGAGTGCTGCGGCTGAAGCGGCTATCAAACTCACGGTCTACCAAGCAGACGAGACCGCCGAGGTCGCCCCTGCCGCCCCGGCTGTTGTGAAGGAACCGAAGTTACGTGAGCCGAAGAAACAGGCTGCTGCACCCGTGGCAGATGTGTCTGACGTAATCAAGGAATGGACGAGTAAGTGAGGTTGCCGTGCCAAGAACGTACAGCGAAGACTTCTTGCTTGATCTACAACGTGCAGACCCAACTCGTCTTGGGGTGCAACTAGGTAGGCTGTGCGTTGAGGCAAACCTTCCCGCCGCCTATGTAGCCCGAGCCTTGGAAACATCTCGTATGACTGTATACAAGTGGTTCCGTGGTGCCGGAGTACGTGAAGACAAACGCAAGACGATTGAAGTTTTCATGGATTTGGTTAGAGAGGACATGCAGAAAGGGATGCTTCCTGCACCTACCTTGTTCGACGCCAAACGATACATAGAGGAAATGGTCGGCATCACAATTTAACGTCATCAATCAAGGTTTGGCGGGGGTTCGCCCCCGCCTTTTTTGTCTGCGGAAACGGGCATGACACAACAATTTTATGAGAAAGCATTACCGTCGCAGGGTGTTTACTGTGTTACCGGGATCAAGGATGGCAAGGCCACGAACCGGTTTGCTGAAACACTTGGCGACATGCTTGAGATCATCGATGAACTCAGAGCGACTGAATCAAACGTATTCTTTGCACTCAACTCGTACCAGAACTACAGCCGCAAGGCTGACAACGCTGCGTACTGCAAGTCACTATTCATTGACCTCGACGTAGGCGAGGACAGTAAGAAGTACACCACGAAGGATGATGCACTAGCCGCGCTAGATGACTTCATCAAGATATCTAACCTGCCGCCGCCTGTTAGGGTGGACTCCGGTGGCGGGATTCATGCGTACTGGATTTTTGATCAAGACATACCGAGCGCCGAGTGGAAAGATTACTCGTTGGCGTTCAAGAAGTTTTGCCTTGACTACATCAAGATCGACCCTGCTGTTATGGGCGACACAGCGCGGGTTATGCGCTGCCCCGCTACTGTAAACTACAAGCGAAGTCAAGGAGTCGAAACCGCTCTTTTAGATGAGGTTATCAATGTCTATTCGTGGGAGAAGTTCAAGGAATTCATAGGGCCGGTGGAGCAGACCACCGAGTCCGTTTTGTCCGGTATCGCCAAAGGGCTTGATAGCGATACGGAGATCATCGCCCAACTGGCGAAGTTCGATAACTACGAATACACGTTCAAGACGATTGCGGTGCAGAGCCTCAACGACAAAGGCTGCGCCCAGATCAAGAATGTCCTAGTCAATGCACGGACGCTCTCAGAACCACTCTGGAGAGCGGGGTTGTCCGTAGCCGTACGCTGCGTGGATGGGCCAGATGCTATTCACATCATGTCCAAGCCTCACCCGCAGTACGACGCGAAGCAGACTGAAGCAAAAGCACAGTCAACGCTGAAGGCCACGAGTGCCTACGGCTGCGAAGTTTTCAATCAACTCAACCCCGGAGTGTGTGATGGATGCCCCCACAGAGGAAAAATCTACGGACCAATTGAACTTGGACGCGAATTCAAACCGGCTCCAACGCTTGAAGAGGCTAGTGCGGAGGACGCAGTTCGGGGTCAAGAGAATCCCGAAGAAGTTCCACTATTTCCTTCAGCGATCCTACCCTATGTACGGGGACGAGACGGAGGAGTCTTTTACCTTGAGAAAGGAAAAGTAAACGAGGAGGGCGAGAGAGAACCGGATACGTTAATACGTATCACCAACCATGATTTTTTCCCGGTAAAAAGAATGACCGGGGCCACAGAAGGTGAGTCATTGTTGATGCGGCACATCATGCCGAAAGACCCGGTGAAGGAGTTTGTCTTCCCAGTCAAGTACGCATACGCCTTTGAAAAAATGAAAGAAGTTTTGAGTTTCAATGGCGTGAACTTCATGCCATCCATGGCAAAGTATGTGTCCGAATACATCATCAAATGGGACGAATATATGCAATTACAGAAAGCCGCCGAAGTCATGCGTCAGCAAATGGGTTGGACAGAAAACAGCGACGGGTTCGTTGCCGGTACGTTGGAGATTCTGATCAACGGCGACAGCCGCCCCGCTGCCACTTCACCGTTAGCAAAGAACGTATCCAAGTTCATCAAGCAAGAGGGCAGTTATGAAGTGTGGAAGAAGTCGGCAAACGCCTTCAACCACGTAGGTCTGGAACTTCACGCGCTAGGTTTGTTGGCAGGGTTTGGTTCGCCGCTCATGTCGATGACCAACACACCGGGCTGCACAATCTCGTATGTCTCACCCGAGTCTGGCGTGGGCAAGACTGGCTCCATGTATGCAGGTGTCAGCGTATTTGGTAACCCGTTTTATCTCAGCCTGTCCGAAGGCAACGCGACAGACAACGCGCTGCTTGGTCGTTACCTCTCGCTCAAGAACATCATGTTCGGGCTTGACGAAGCGTCCAACATTCAAAGCGATATCTTGTCGAGACTGATCCACCGTATCTCGCAAGGCCGAGCCAAACTGCGTATGCAGTCGAGCATCAATGCTGAACGTGAAATTGAGTTTGCAGCATCGCTCATCGCGGTGATGACAACGAACCAGTCTTTGTATGACAAGTTGTCGATGCTCAAGAACAGCCCAGACGGTGAGATGGCACGTATCATTGAGTTCCGGTTGGAGAAGCCCGAGTGGTTCAAGGAAGACCCCACTATCTCCAAGAAGATCGTTGACCCGTTCAACTACAACTACGGCCACGCAGGGCCGGACTTCATCCGTACCGTGTACAAGTTAGGTCTGCCTCGCGTACGCGAGATCATCAGCGATTGGTCTGACAAGTTCCGTGCGAGTTATGGCACGGACACGGCGTATCGGTTCTACGAAAACACCATCGCTTCCTCGTTTGCAGGAGGCGAAATCGCGTGCGCCGCTGGCATTATCGATTTAGATTTGCAACGCATATTTGATGTCGTAATGGAGGAGATGAACAAGACTCGCCGTACGATCTTCAGCCTCAACAGCACGGACTACAAGGAACTGCTGGCGCTGTTCTTCAACCATAACCACAAGAACTACCTCATCTTCAATGAGGATCGGGTTGTTCAAGAGCCATACGGAAACATCATCGTGGGGCGTATCGACGCAGACAAGAACATGCACTACATCTCCAAGAACGAGATGCGGAAGTTCTTGGCTCAACCGGGTTTGCAAGTCAGCGCCCGAGCCGCCGAGGAAGAGTGGCGGAAGACTGGTCTGCTCGTTGAGCAGAAGAAGCAGCGTTTGACTACAGGATGGAAGCAAGGCACCCACATGTCAGCCGTGTCTTGCTATGTTTTCAAGTCTGAACTGCCAGAAAACTTCTTCGATGCTAAAGGAACCTGAGTGGCTGTTCCCGTTTGAGTTCATGAAGATTGGCGATAGTTTCTTCGTGCCAACGCTCAAACCTGCCGAGATGCATTACATTATCGACGCACGCTCCAAGGCGATAGGTATCCGAGTCAAATCGTTTACCTCGTCCAAGGATGGACACCTTGGAGTGCGCGTTTGGCGGGTTCGTTAGGGTTCTAGTCCGTACTGCTTGAACGTATCGATGATGCTACGCATGGTCATGTCACGCAGCCGCTCAAGTTCTTTCAGCCGTTCTTGACGTTCCTTGGCGGTCAAATCCGCAGCCTTGACCTTGTTCATCTCCTCACGGATCGCCTTCAACTGTTGGTTCTTCAACTTGTTGTAGATGTACACGAGGGCCGGGTCGTTCGGGTTTGACTCCAAGTAACGCTGCAAAAGTTCTGGCCTGTCCTTGACCGTACGCAGACGCTGTTCCTTCTCTTGGATAGACCGCTCGACTTCAGCAAACTGCCGCGCATCGAAACTGGATTTTCTGCCGAAGAAACTGTCCATGAACACAAGGTCGCGCTTGATGTCGAACTCTTTGTTACCTGCCAACATCAAGAACATGCCGTGTCCGTTGTGAATGACACGGCTCAAGCCATCAACGTAGTTGTTAGTAAAGAAGTACATTGTGTTGGGCGACACATCAACTTGTGCGTTAGTTACTTCAAACAACTTACGTGCGGCTTGGTTGTACAACTCTGGCACGTTGCGACCGCCTGTGTAGGCATCGCCATATCGGCTCAGTCTGTTGTTGTAGATTTCGCGCCCGAACGTATCGACGTTCATCGTGTATTCAAGGAAGGGCCGCACAAGGCTAGGCGCAAGTGAGTCGAGCATCCACGCCGGGAAATTGTTTGCCGGATTGAACCGGGCAACGGGCAGCGGGAGGAACGAGTCAAGCGCGATAGTCGTGGCGTTGGCAAGGCCATCAGAAAGCGACGAGTTACCCATCGCCATGCCGCCAACCTGTGCCCCCATTGCCAAGAACGAACCAAGGCCAAAGCCCCACGGCACTTGGAGGAAGTTGTCCTTGAGGTTTTCTATGCCCAAGAACTCAAGCGGCAGACGCAGATTGCGCGTCCAGAGCGCCATGTCTTCCGTGGCTACTTTGTTGCGGCCCAGTTCGTCATCGTCAGCCGCCATGAAGGCCATGACATACAGCGTAAACCCGGCTCCAAGGAGGCCCAGCGCCATCGCTTGAGCGTTCTTCTTCTCCTTCATGAAGTTTGCTTTGAACCGATTAACGGCAGCGGGGTCTTTGCGAACCGCTTCGGGCAGTCTGTCTACGGCGGTCTGTACGTCTTGGAATGCCGGGACCAACGCATCAATCGCACGAACCGCACCGGTCGCAGCAGGCCGGAAGAACATGAATAACGCACCGGCTTGGCGACCCCACTCACCGACTTGTTCAAAGTTAGCGAGGTTCTTGGCATACGCAGCGCCTTCCTGTCGCGCCGCTTTCTCTGACATCCCCCGTGCCAAGGCTTCGGCCTTCGCCGTTTCGTAAGCAGCAGCGCGGCTCGTCAATTCAAACATGTCAGTCCAGACATCAACCCACTTATCGACCTTTTCCTTGCCGCGAACCCACTTACCACGGTTGATATCACGTACGAGTTCGTCGATCTGGCCACGGATAGCCAAGCCCTGCACGTAGGAAACGCGACCGCCTTCTCGCAGGTACTCCAATATGCTCCCAACAAAGGGGTCTGTTTTGGCTAGTTTTTCAATCTCGCCAACTTCGCCCTCGGCATAGAGTTTTGAGACCTTGGCTGCTTTAGCCATGCCACCTTCGGCAACTCGGGTCGTTACATTATTCAAAAACCGTTGTGTCCATTCCGGCCCACGCTCCGCACCCAACGTAAAGGCGTTGGTCAGTACGTCACGGACAAAGTTGTACGGGTGGAACGCCGGGTTGTACCGGGTATGGAACTGCCCGATACCGCTCGTGATGCGGTTCGCCATGTCAATGAAGGGCGACTTTTCACGGTACACACGCCGGATCGACTCAAGCATCTTCTTGTCGTTGATCTTGAGAACTTCAACCGAACCGTCTGGGTTGTAGTGATAAATCTTGTCATCACCCTTGTACTTGGCCCGCTCCAGTTCGCTTTCACGGTCTTGAAACGGTATTGGTTTGCCCTTCCTGCCACCGTTCAGGTTCACGCCGTCGATCAGACCTTGGTCAATTAAGTTTTTAATTGCTTGGGTCACATCTTTACGGCCCGCACGCATTGCAGATTTTGCTCCATCAACGAGCGTCTGCATGATGACGTTATCGGCATCGGTGATACGACCTTCAAACGACTGCGGAGTCTCAGCCAACTCACCACTCAGCCGCCTACCGGTGTAGTTGTACTCGCTTTCGTCTTCAGTCTCAGGCTGTCCGGGCTTGCCCTTGAGCGGTATGTAGTTCTTGAAGTTGTAGAAGTTGACGATGTTTTCGACAGGCTGTGACCAATAGTTCGCACGCCGGTCTTGCTCAATCGTGTTCTTCTGAATGTTGTCCATCGCTTTGATCATGCGATCAACCAAGACTTTCTGTTTGTCGTTTTGGTAGGCGTTACGCAGGCTTTCCAATTCACTCGGCGTGAATTCACCGGCCACGTTATAGGCACCGTCTTCAATCCTGCCCGTGTACTTACCCGGCTTGGCCCGCTTGTCCATAGACTTACCAGCCGTAACGTCAATTGAACCGTTGCCTACCTTCTTGCCGTCTTTGTACCCGGCAAGGCTTTCAACAAAGTTACGCAACGCCATGGCCTGATCTTTGGTCAGTTTGACGTTAGTACGCAGCATGTCAAAAATGGCACGGCGATGCTCGGCAGCGGTTCGGGTGACCCCGCCAAACGTAATCAACTTGGTGTTATCAAGCGGTACGTTACGCAAGAACTTGACTAGACGACGCTCGGGTTCGTGCCGGGCAATCATGTACAGGTTCAAATCGCTCAACGCATCCATGAGGTTGAGGTTGTTTGCCTTGGCGTAGGCTTCGATAGCCTCGTGAACGTCATGCATATCCTTCTGGAAGTGCTGCGTCATTACGTGGAACGCATTACCAGAGGAGAGCGAAATAAGGCTGTAAAGATTGTTGAAGTTCTCTTCGCCAACAATGAGTTTCCCTGCCCGAACGAGGACATCTTGCAGGGTCTTGAGTGGGCGACGGTCGTTCTGGAACTTGCGAACTAGCCACTCCGAACCTTCGTGAGTCTTCAAAAACCGCGCTGCGCCACGAATGGCAGGCTCTGTTGGGTGCTTGTTGTCCAGTTTGGTCCGGTATTCGCGCTTTATCTTGGTTACCCCACGCTCTTCGGCAGGGGGCGCGGCCTTGGCAGCAAGAGGAGCAACGTCCACGCCTTTCTGCGGCGGGGAGACAATTTCCTCAAACGCACCGGCAGTCTCAAGCAGGAGGTTACCCTCTCGCGTCTTGATGGACTCGCGGCGAATACGGTTCAACTGCTGACGCAGGAAGTTCTTTTTGCCTTCTGACGTATTCGGGT